TGTTTCGCCTACAGAAACCGGGAATATTTCACTATGGATTGTGTATTCCTGTGAACCTTTATAATTATACGGATACCACGAACTTCCAACCGTGATATCAAGAAGATTATCCGTTAAATCATATAAATCTTTATTTGTGTCTGTTGCTTCTTTGTCCATTGCGCTCTTTAAATCACTGACATCACTTTCGCTTGCAGCCTCAATGTTGCCCCTGGCCTGGGTCATCTGGGCCGCCGTAAGCGTCTGATCGATGTCGAACCGCACACTGCCTTCCTTTGCCGCGACCATCTGATCATAAACCGCCAGGATCTCCTGGTATGTCGGCACGGCTGCAGTCGGGGCCACCGGGTTTTCGGAATAGGTATCCGCTACAACGCCGTCAACAATTCTGACTGTACCCGTGGTTGTATATGCAGTCGTGCCAATGATTTTGATAGCAAGCGTAAACTGTCCTTTGACGTTATAGCATGCCTGTGGGAGGAGTACGGCTGCTTCATTTTCACTGACCCATGTATGCGTGCTGTCGCTGATCAGTATCGCCGACCCTGATGACGGCATAAAAATCCCCTGTACGCTGCAGCCTGTCAGATTTACAGGCTCGCCGTTTCGGAACACGCGGACTCCGTACCAGTTTGCATTATTGTCTCCGCTGCCGATCGTGTGATTCAGAAATGATCTGAAAACAGATCCGCTTTCCAGTTCGATGTCTACACTGTCATTATGATATACTGCAGCCATTCATCTCACCCTTTCCTTATTCTGTCGGAAGGAGATCCTCAATTGATCTCCACGCTGGATTCCCGTTCTCATCTGTCGCCCAAACCTTATTTGCATTTCCGGAACCTGCTGCTACTAAACCATTCGTTGATGAACTGTTCAACACCGCGCCGCTGTCATCTCTCCACGCAGGCTCTCCATTGGCGTTTGTCTTCCATACCTTGTTGGCCTGGCCCTGGCCCTTCAGCACGATACCGTCCGCACTTGCGGAATTCAGCGCTGCGCCTTCAACAGATCCGCCTCCCGTTCCAGACCCTGGGCTGTAGCTGTTTGAGCTTCCGCTTGCGTTGGCGGAGCGGATGCGGTTGATCACATCAATGGACAGCTTGTCGTACGTGATGGAATTCCGCACAACCTTGTACCCTGGAATACGCTGTGAGTAACGGCTCACATCTCCAACCCGGATCATGTTGTACCGCTTCATGATGCAGTCAAACTCGTATTCCGTCACCTGGGCCGTCGCCGTCACGCCGGACCTGCCAGTTTTGACGGTGATTTCGTCATACAGGCAGACGTTCTGGAGCCCTTTGTACTGCTTGAACTCCTCCGTGTCCCCAAGAAGAATGAACTGCACTTCCAGCGTAATTTCCGGGGAATCCACATGATCCCGGCTGAACTGCTCCTGGGCATCCTTGAGCAGCTGCAACCTGATGCCGTCCTCTGTCCATTTCTCTTTCGTTCCATCCGGCTTTTCGTATTCCTCTCCGACTGTATATGCGCAATCCATCACAATTGTTCTTGGATACGCATAATCATTAAGCGCAGGAGAATCCACGTACAGAGCATCAAGGTACAGAAAGCTGTCCACGCCTGCGTTCGCTCTTGGCATGATCCGTGTGACAACATGATCGTTGTTCCGTGTCCATTTAACGCCTGTCATGTTCGCCCCGTACTGAACAACAATTCCTCTCCTCGGCAAGCTGTTGTCCAGCAGGAAAAAGTCCTTGTTGTCCCGGATCATTGCTCCGCCAAGCGACCCAAGCAGCCCGCTTTCCGGATCAAGGAGCACGTTGATCGGGTTTTTGAAGCTCCAGTCCTCTGTGATTTCTTTGCCGGTAATATTGCAATAGATATTGCGCTCATCCGGGTTGACCAGCGATCCCTGCATGATCGCAATGGCGGTCATGGGGTCCGCCCCGAATACCTTGCAGTCCATCGTGGAGTTCCCGGCATAGTCGTAGGATATATGCCGTGCGAATACCATAACGGATTGATCGTTGTCTGTCCCCTCGATCCTGTAGATGCGGAAAAGCTGTTCCTTGATCGTTCTCGCCGGGATCACCTGGCCCGATTGAGACTGCTGGGTTTCCTCACACTTGCTTCTCAGGATGTATCCGATCTTTCCGGCCATCGTGCGGACACGCATATACTGCGCGTTGTAATCCGCGATCTTCGATATGGTGCTGCCAGATGCAAGCGTTTCAATGATCGTCCCGGATGTATAACTCCCGCCGCTTCCGCTTGCCGCGACGGTAGTCACATAAGACCACACAGAAGCCGTGGACGTCGGAACAACGGCGAAGTTGTACATCGTGGCTCTGTAGATGTTCCCGCCGTATGTAACAAGCGCTCCGGCGTTATATGCGCTCCCGACCTTCCAGGCATATCCATCCGGACTCCGCCTGATCTGCTGAATGGTTGGATCTACTTCTTCCGGCTTCCATACGGGGAGGACGGAATACAGATCCGCGGATGCTGTTGTTCTCCACAAGACTACCTCCGGCAGCGTGATCTGTGGGATATGCGTCTCTGGCACCGGTGCTTTGATGATCATCTCTTCCTGCAGCAGCATGAAGATCCCGGCATCGTCAATCGGATATTCCATCCGCAGCTCATAGCTTCCGCCAGCCGCTTCATTCACCACGCAGGAAATAGGATTCAGCACACAGATCCCGTTTGTGCTGAAGTCCGTTTCCATCATGTCGTACAGGCAGATCATCAGACCCACCTCCAGTTCGGATTAACCGTTACAGACGCACCTCCGCTTTGGCTCATGGAAACTGCTCCCCTCGGAATCCTCCAGAACTCCCCGGAGTATGTTCCGGCCCACAGGGAACCGTTCTGCGTTACGATGGATGCATCGCAGTCCACATTGATTGTCCCGTTCAGATTGTTAAAGGTCATGCTGTTCCCGGCGATGGTGACTGTCACATCCGCCCCCGTCCCCGTGATGCTGACCGTAGGCCTGCTGGCCACGTCGCCCGGGTTATACATCTGTTCACTTGATGTGAATGTTTTTGCATCCTGCCCGTCATTCAACCTTGCCTTATACGGTTTACAGTAGAACACGACCGTTGCCTGGCACAGATCGTTTCCGATCCGGCTGAACGATACCTCTGATGCAATCCTTGCAAAGTATTTTTTGTCATGCTCGTTTGAGAACGTGACCTCGCCGCTTCCGCGAAGCCAGCCAAGCACGTGCTGAAGATCCATGCTGTTCCGCGCGATTACAACGCACTTCTTGATGACAGGATCATAAATATCCTCTCCCTCCAGCATGGTCAGCGTTCCTTCACGTCCGGGAATCATAATCTCATTCACCCGCTCCGCCGCGCGGATGATCGGAGGCAGCTTGTTGATCCACAGCCCGTTTGCATAGCTGTTTTCACCTTTCCACGTGAACCACGGCATCATTCTGTCCCCACCCCCTTACGTTCCGAATCCGGCGCTGTCCCGGCTTTCTGCTTGCCCGATATAGTCCCTCGTCTGCCGTCCGCCGTAGTCAACAACGGCACGACCAAACGTTTTCTGTCCAACAACAAGCCGGAGGTTCTGAAGGTCTGCCCTCAATTCCTGAATGGCACCCACGACATCAGCGGTTCCTCCGCTGCGTCTCGCCTCGTTTTCAGAGGCCGTGATCACGGCCTCCCCGCGGTGCAGCTCAGTTTTGAATCCCGAATAGGGCACATAATCGATACCAACGGCCCGTGGCAGATAGCCATTGCTATACATATAATTGTAGTATTGCCCGCTTGACATCGTTATTGACGGCGTTTTAATGGCTTGCAGTGCTTGCGCCGCTCCGGATGCAGAACCCGTCAGCTTATCAACAGCCGCAGCAGATGTAAGGTATTCTGTCTCTGCAACACGGACTTTCTCCTCAAGGCCGCTCAAAGAACCCTTCAATTTGTTGATCTCATCATCACTACTGTTAAGCGATTTGACCCATCCCTCAAGCGCACTCGCGTCTTCTTTATATCCAATGTCTCCTGCGCCGTGCTGAAATCTTTCTGCAAGCGTTGCATATGCCGCATCTGAAAGCTGTTTATTGGACAACCCCGCCCCCGTAAAGCTTCTGTCTCCACCATACTGGCGAATATACCCGACAAGGCTTTCCCTCGCCTCGGCACCTATATTCCTCTGCACCTCAATTTGCGCCTGTGCAGACAAGAGCTCCGCTTGTGCGGTTGTCCAGGCATCCTGCTTTGTCTGCAAAGCCTTTCGCTTTGCCTGTTCGATAGCGGCCTTTTTTGTTTCTTCATTCATTTCCCGTAGTTTGCCAACCGCATAATCTATATTTGATCCATATCCGAGGATAACTTTTCCGGCTTCCGGCAGAACCTCTTCCAATGCGGCTTGTGCGTTTTTCCATTCCTCTGTTCCTGATGCCGCCTTACCGTACTTATCAACAAGGCTCTCCATATAGTCAATGATGCCCTTGGCCTTTGTGCTGGACTCCGTTGCATCCGTTATGGATTGGAACATTTCCTGGTTGGCCTTTTCGATGTCGTCATATACACCGCTGTCAACCCCGAACAGCCCGGAAAATAGGCCCTCAATCAGCGATCCAGCCAGCGAAACGCCTGCCGTGAACAGGCCGGAAATGATGGTCGGTGCGTTTGTCGCGATATCGGACAGCGCCTTCCCAATGAATTCACCAACGGCGTTCCCAAGATCCGCAATTTTGGACGGATCGGCGTTAACATCCTTGAACACACCGACAAGGCCCTCAATCAGCCATCCGCCGATCTCTGTTGCGCCCTGCACCGTTGCCGTCAGGATGTTCACGCCTTTGCCAACCAGATCCGAAACGGCCTTCGAGGGGAGGGAAGTGATGGCCTCACTAACCGCGCTGATCAGCGTAGGAGCATTCTCCATCGTTGTCCCGATCTGCGGCGCCAGATTGTTCTCCACATATGTCTTGAACGTGGATTTGAATCGCTCCGAAGCCGCATCCAGCCTCTGCTTGTCCGTCTCTCCGCCTACCGATGTGAGGAAATCCGTCCAGGCTGCCTGCAGGGACGCTTTACTACCGCTGATGGTCTCCGCCGCTTCCTTCGCAGTTGTGCCGGTGATCCCCATCTGTTCCTGGATCTTGTGAATCGCATTCACCAGCTGGTCAAACGTGATCCCGTCAAGGTCTTTTATCTCATGATCAAGAATCTTTGAATCGTTGACGAGGCGAACCATCTCTCCGCGGGTACCGCCGTATCCCAATTTTAGATTATCCAAAAGCGTGAAGTTCTGTTTCGCAAAACCCATATACGCCGCCTGGATGGAGCTGATATCCGTGCCCATCTTGTTGGCGTTGTCGGCCATATCCACCACGGCCATGTTTGCGATATCCGCCGCCGCCTCAGTATTCCCGCTTAATCCCTGCAGAAGGGACGCGGAAAAGCTTGTGACGGTCTCCATATAGGCGTTTGCGGACAAACCTGTGGTTTTATAGCTCTGTTCCGCGTACCTGGCCACACGATCCGCAGAGCCCTTGAACAGCGTCTCCACGCCGCCGATGAGCTGCTGATAATCCGCATATCCATCAACAGCGCCTCTGATAACGCCGCCGATGGTGCTGACGCCCTTCCGCACCACTTCTGCCATCAGCTGGCCGGCAGCAACAGTCATGGCGGACATCCGTTTGGTCAGATTTTCCCCCATGCTTTCGGCGTTTTTGACGCCCTGCTTATATGAGCTGTCATCAAGAACGATCTTCGCTGCCAGCGTCATCAGATCCATGGATCGTTCCTCCAGTCCTTAATATCTCTATCTGCCTTCTGATCCTCGCCAGCACATACTCCTTGATATCCGCTGCCGTTTTCAGATTGCTCGCTTCATTCCGTTTTTCAAAAGGATTCCTGTATATGCCATCCAGAATCGCTCCGAATCTCTCCGCACTCGTCTTGTTGAGCTGATCGCCTGACGCCATGATGTACAGCAGATCCGCCGTATACCGCTCATACCGCGCCCTGGGACCCGTTACCTCATATGTGATCAGATCGATCATCGCCCGTATGGACAGCGGTTTGTACGTGTAAACAACGTGTGTTACGACTTGCCATCCGAATTCGGAGATTGCGCGAAAAAACCCATCACGTCTGTGGCAATGGCGTCCCGCAGCGCCGTTGCGTACGCACCGTCATCCATCGCCTGGACATCCTTGTCGGAGATCCCCCGGTGCATGCCGACAATTTTGTCAGCAACACCCTTGTTTTCCTTGAAAAGCAGCCCGGCTACCTGGATCATCACCGCGGAGAATTTAATCTGGCTCATGTCCTTCTCAAACTTGCCCAGCAGCTCCGCCATCCCATCGATTTCAAAAATCTGGCCGATGATCTCCAACTTCTCCGCCAGGTCTGCACGCTTGTTCGTCATTCTTTTTTGTCCTCCTTACAAAAAAGCAGCCGGGGTGGGGAACACCCCCTCCCCGGTTTTGGGTTGATTAAGTGGCCTTGCCGAAAAACACAACCTCGAAAGGCGCGTAGTCGTACTCGGCCACATCGCTCTGGCATCCATGGAATTCCACGCCATAGTTCCCTTCGCCCTTGTCCTTGAACGTGAAGGTGAAATCGGCGATATTCAGCGCGTTGTACAGCACGATCATCACCAGCCGGCCGTCCGCCAGGTCTCCGACCCAGCACAGGTCCGTCAGATAGGACGCATCGGTCAGCGCGGTAGGCATTTTCACCGTGGTCTTCTTGCCGCTGGTTGTAACCTCTCCGCCGAAGCCGATAGCGAAATTCTCCGGCGTGCACTCCACCAGGGTAGTGCTCAGCTGCGGATCAGCGCTGTCCACGAAGGTGCCGCCCTTGAACCGGTAGCGCAGGCCGTCAATCTGCGGATTCCGCATCTCGCGGGATACCGTGAAGGTGCCGCCGCCGTTGGTCACGCCCAGCAGGTTCGTCCCGGCCGTGATCGCCGCCTCCACAGCGGTCAGCAGCGCGCCGGCGTCCGCCGAGCCATCCGCCGTGGTCTTAAAATTCTTCAGGAAGCACCCAACATTCAGCTGCAGGTTGTCGAAGGTCTCCTCCCGCAGCGCGGAAAGGGAACCCGGCGCTGCAAACTGCTGCAGTTTCAGTTTCAGCATTTTCTTGTCTCCTCTCTCCGGGATCAGACCCCCGGCATATGGTATGCGTTGATTGATAGGCTGATATAGGCGAATCGGTAATCTCCGTCCGTCTGTATCTGGATCAAATCGTTTTCCGGCCAGATGACGAGGTAGCCGCTGCCATCGAGCCGGATTCGCTTCTCCTGCCCGATAGCCGCGGCGATCTGGTCAGCCTTCCTGATGATGCCTTCGTTGGATTTGGTTTTGTCCCATACCCGGGCATACATCGAGGCTTTCTGATTCCACTCCGGCTGTGCCTGGGAGTAGGTGATATAGGGCAGCTGCACATTTTCCGGCACGGAGCTCTCCGCATACGCCGGGAGCCCGAACCCGGAAAAGAACGTTTTAAGCGCGGCTGCTACACTGTACATATCACTCTATCTCCTCATCGTTTGGCAGATCGTCCATCTCCACCTCGATCAGCCGCCTGTTCAGACGGCTGAAGGACGGCGTTTTCCTGTCCGTGCCCGGATTGGTAACCCGATAGGTCTGGCCGTTGTCCAATCTTCTGAAATAATCGTGGTAGGCCAGAGCCAGCGTCTTGTCCACATAGATCCGGTAGGTGCGCTTCACGCCCTGCTGCTCTGCCACGGTCACTTCCGGTGCGCTTTCGAACTCCCAGGCCGCGTCAAATGTCACGCCTTCAGTCCATTCGGACTTGTACCCGCCCACAGGATCATCAACGATCCTCCGGGTGTACAGCGTGCACCGCACGTTATATTCGTCCAGCAGACTCATATAAAGGGCCTCCTCCAGCGCTCCAGCGCCTTCCCGGCCGGTGTATCGTACCAGGTCAGCGCTCCTCCGTTTTTGCCGGTTTTCAGCGTATAGCTGTATCCGTTGAAGCTTTCGCTTGCCAGCGGGCTGTTCAGCTCACCGCTGTGGGTTTCCTCCCACTCACTGTGCTCTCTGATCAGCGCAAGCAGCGCAGGAGGGACGCTGCAGACGCGTATCGTTCCGGCAAACGTTTCGTCACAGAGCCCCGCCGCTTCAGTATCGTCATCGTTTTTGATGCTTCCCGGGTGGTATGTAAAAACACCATCGTTTCGCCTGCTTCCGCAGATCAGAAAACGGTCCCCATCGTTTGCACCAAAATCGGGAGTGATCATGCCGCCGGAAATGGTATACGTCCTCTGTACCGCGGAAATCGGCACAAAGTAATTGTTGATGTATTCCATATCTCTCTGCAGCATGATCTTCCCTCATTTCTTCTTTGCCTTTTCAGCAGACGCCGTTTTCCGGCCTCCGGTGGCCTTTTTAGGCGCTTCTTTCTTCGGCGCTTCCTCCGGTTCGTCCTGGACTTCACACGCGCGAATCAGCCGCAATCCCGCCCGATTCCGGCCGTTCTCAAGCGCCTCCAGCCTGTCCTTCGGAATCTCTCTGCCGTCGAAGGGGAAAGGCTCCCCTTCGTTGTAGAGATGCCTGTCCGTCAGATCGCGCCAGGTTGTCGCACTGACGAAAGTTTTCATCAGTCGCCGGGCGTGGCGGTCTTGGTGGCGATAAACAGCGCGGTGGGGTTGAACAGCGCCGGCACAAACAGGCCTTCAGCCTTCGTCCAGACGATCACAGGATCGTTTTCCACATACTGGCTCACATACACGTACGGGGAGGACTCACTGGCTTCCGCGTTCGTGGCTCCGGCCATGAAGTTTTTTGCGCGAACGGTGGGCGGATCGCCCCAGATGCCGTCACCGATCTTCCCGTCTCCGGAGAAGAAGGTGATCTTGTCCACAGGATAGAACCTCCGGGCGTTGGTCACAGGACGGCCGTCGCTGCCTTCGGTCAGCGGCAGGCTGTACTGGTTGTCATTCACGATGATCCGGTTGATGTTCAGTTCCTCGTTCATGAACGCTCTGAAAGCGCTGTCACGAATGAGCTGGCCATCCATCACGTAGCCGTTCACGGCCTTCTGGAGGCTGGAATCCTTCCGCATGGCGCTCAGCATGGCCTTGCTGGTGTAGATGCCATTGATGTTCACGCCATGATCGGTAGCGAACTGCAGCAGATCTTCCAGCTGCCCGAACAGGGGCTTCTCAGCACCGGCGCCGAAATCCAGCGTCAGGTTCACGTTGTCCTGGGGCACGCCATAATCAATGGTGATATCCAGGTTGTTTTCCTTGATGGTCATCTTGCCGGTGGCAAGCACCTCATTCTTGGCCACCTTGGACCGGGTAAAGACTTCCTCGCTCACGGTGAATCCGTCATTCATCACCTGCTTTTCCAGCGCGGTCTGGGCCACAACGCCGCGATCCAGCAGCTGCTGCAGGCGCTCGGTGGTGGGGATCTTTACCTTGATCAGGCCCTTTTCGATGTTCTTGGTATCGATGGGCCGGCGGATGGTCTTCCGGGTCACGGTGTCGAATGCATGATACTGGGCCATGACCGGCAGATTGTATTCGCTGGACATGGTTTCCCAGTAGGCCAGCAGATTGTCGGTTTTTACATCGCCGAACAGCTGATCCGCGGGCTCATTGGGCCGGGTCACGTCATAGCCGATGTCCAGCAGATCTTTCTTGGGCACAAGGCCGAAAATGTTCTCTTCAAACATGGTTCTGTTCTCCTTTCATCAGGCTTTCGCGGTCACAGTGACGTTGCCGTAGGCGATCGCCTGTCCGGCGGCGTTCAGGGCCACCAGGGCCAGCTTCTTGCCGGTCGCGGCGGTTATGTCATCCTCGCCGTCCCAGGCAGTCCAGCCGGAAACAACCTCGCCAGGAAGCACGTTCTCTGCGGCATCGCCGACTTTATAGGCCCAGCTCTCGCCGCTCTTCAGCGTGTAGCCGGTCACGGTCAGCGCGGTATCGCCCACGGCGGTTCCGGCAGCGGACGCAACTGTCAGCGCCGTAAGGCCGTCAATGTTGAAGTCCGGCCGGACAACGGCAGGCGCCGCCTTGCCGGTGATCCCGGACAGCCCTTCAATGGAGCTGCCGGAGGGGAGCCGGTCGGTGTACACAACACCTGCGGTCACAACGCTGCCGGGCATATCTCCTTTGGTAACCTCGACGTCTTCATAGACCAGGCCTTTGCCCGTGATCAGGGCGCCGGCAGGCACGATCTTGCTGCCGTCCGCCAGGGTAACCGCCTGCGAATGGTTCGCAGGAATGGTCATGGTCTCCCGCAGGCAATTCTCATCCGCCAGGAAGAATCCGGCAGAGAATCCGCGGCTCGTAGTGCTCTGGATAAAGCTCATAGTCATTTTCTCCTTTCTCAGTTCTGCTGGGGCGGTGTGCCATAGCGGGCTTCATGCATCTTGCGCACATATTCCCGTACGCTGCTGTCCGATCCACCAGGCGCTCCGGCAGGGGGATTGCCCACCTGCTCGCCACGCTGCCGCTGGCTCACCCGGAAGTCCGCATATTTTTCATTGATCTCTTTCTTGAGATCATCGACGCCATCCAGCGTTCCGTCCTCTTTCAGCTTCATATTGCTGAATTCAGCCTTTTTCGCTGCAATAATCAGCGTCATGGCCTTATCGCTGACCCTTTCTTCGGTCAGCAGTTTTCTGTACGCCGCCTCTACCTTGGCGGTCTCGGCATCCCGGGCGATCTTGGTCTTGTAGTCCTCAAAGGATTGATGCTCCTTTTCGTACTTATCCTTCCAGTCCTCGCCCTTCTTCGCCTCGTCCAGGTCCTTCTGCAGCCCAGGCACCTTGTCTGCCTCGGCCTTGTACTTGGTCGCATCTCGCTTCGCCGCGTCCAGATCGTCCTTCAGGGGATCTACAACGCCCCTGTGCAGCTCGACCAACTTGGTCGCGATCTCATCGGTATACGCCTCGCCCAGAATCTCCCGGATCTCCTGCCGTTTGAATGCCATGCTATATCCTCCCATTTCTTCGGAGCCAGTTCCTCGGCTCTACGGAGTTTTTTTGATCCGCCAGGCACGTTTCTTCGGCCCGGCTTCCGATCTTCACCTCACATTTTCGGGAAAAATCAAGATCGGCAAAAGGAAAAAAGTGTCAAAAAAGTGCCGGAATCATCCCCGTTTTTGTCAAATTTTCGCGCAAACAAAAAAAGCGCCGGTTTCCCGACGCC